CATGACAGATAGAAGTGGTTCCGGATCTCTACCAGCACTATACCTACCAAATAACAAAAATATTGGAGGAAACTCAATATCAATATCAAGAAATATTCAATATGAAATTATTGAACCAAATGTCACGACAACTAGTTTACCAGGAACTTCGATAGTTTCATCTATGAGAAGTGTAAGTGGAACTAGCGTATCTGGAACAGAAGTTTCATTCGTTGATCAAGGATTTGAAAGAATTGGTCTTAGAGAAATGAATTACTTATCTTCCCCAAGATTAATCTGCTCTAAGATTAATGAGGAAGAACTACTTGATGCAATTCCATATAATAAATCTTTTGAACTGAGATTAAATCTCTTGACAACTAATAATCGTTTAAGTCCTGCTATTGATTTGGATAGAGTTGCTGTAAACCTAACTTCACAGAGAGTTAATAATGTCATTGCAGATTATACTTCCGACAATAGAGTTTCTACTATTATTGATGATCCATCTGCATTTGTTTATGTTTCTAAACCAGTATCTCTACAAGTTCCAGCAACTTCATTGAAAGTACTAGTAGCAGCTTACATAAATCAGTACAGTGACCTAAGAGCATTATACGCAACTCTTGCAGATCCAAATGATCAACCAATTTTCTATCCATTCCCAGGTTATACAAATCGTATAGAATCGGGAGAAGTTATTGATCTAGCAAGTAGCAATGGACTTCCAGATAAAAAAGTGTCAAATAACTCGTTATACTCTGAAGGTGATGGACAAGATTACTTTAAAGATTATGAATTTAGTGTGGACAATTTGGGAAGTTTCAAATATTTTGTGATTAAGTTGGTAGCATCTTCATCATCACAGGTGTTCCCACCAAGATTGAGAGATCTAAGAGTTATTTCACTTGCGTAAAATAAATTATGAAATACTTAAAAGTAGATGGTCATAACAATTTGGCCAGAGACACTGAAACCCGCGCAATACTTAATTTGGATGTTGATGGTTATCAGAATTATATAAAAATGAAAGACATTAAAAAAAGAGAAGAAAAAAGAGTATCTAATTTAGAAAATGAAATAGATACTCTAAAAGGTGATTTGAATGAAATTAAGAATTTGCTAAAGGAGTTAGTAAATGGATCCAAATAAAATTACATTAGAAAGTATCTCTAAGTTATTTGAATATGAGAAATTATCTAGGGATATAGATAGTATAGATGATAATGAAACCTTGAAAAATTATGCTAAAGCATATATTAAATTATATCTAAGCCAACAAGAAGTAATCTCTAACTTAGGTCTATAATGGCACAACCATCCACAAGACAAGAACTAATAGACTATTGTAAAAGAAAACTGGGATATCCAGTTTTAGAAATAAACGTTGCCGACGAACAAATTGAAGATCTTGTGGATGACGCCATTCAGTTGTTTCAGGATAGGCATTTTGATGGCGTAACTCCAACCTTTCTAAAATATAAAGTTACTCAGCAAGATATTGATAGAGGTAGGGCAAAACCACCAAATGGTCCTGGAATAGCATCGACTTCTGCAACAGCAAATATAGTTGGAACTGCAACAACGTTTACTTTTTATGAGAATAGCAATTATTTGCAAGTTCCGCCCGATGTTATAGGTGTTACTAGAATATTTCATTTTGATTCCACAAGTTCTGTCACTAACAATATGTTTAGTGTAAAGTATCAGTTATTTTTAAATGATATTTACTATTGGGGATCGACGGAACTTTTGACCTATTCTATGGTTAAAAGATATTTGGAAGATATGGAGTGGCTATTAACCACACAGAAACAGATAAGATTTAATAAAAGATCTGACAGATTATACTTAGATATTGATTGGTCTACTTTATCACCAAATCAATATTTTGTAATAGATTGCCATAGAGCAATAAATCCAAATGAATCGAATCAAGTTTGGAACGATTTATTTTTGAAGAAATATTTAACAGCACTGATAAAAAAACAGTGGGGACAAAATTTAATTAAATTTAATGGAGTTAAACTTCCTGGTGGGGTTGAATTTAATGGTAGACAATTATATGAAGATGGTCAAAGAGAAATTGATGATTTGATGGAAAAAATGTCAAACACTTATGAATTGCCACCATTAGATATGATAGGATAATTATATGCTAAATCCATTTTTTTTACAAGGCTCTAGCGGCGAACAAGGTCTTATTCAAGATCTAATTAATGAGCAGCTAAAAATTTATGGTGTTGAAGTTTATTATTTACCTAGAGAATATGTAACGGAAAAGACTGTAATAAAAGAGGTAATAGAATCTCAATTTACAACAGCATATCCTATTGAAGCATATGTTGATACTTATGATGGGTATGGTGGCCAAGGAACTATATTATCAAAATTTGGAATTCAAGAACTTGATGATTTGACTTTGATAATTTCAAGAGAAAGATTTGAGTCTTATATTTCACCACTTATTCAAAGAACTGCAAATACAAAATTAAGTTCAAGACCAAAAGAGGGAGATTTAATTTATTTTCCCCTTGGCGATCGCTTATTTGAGATTAAATATGTTGAACACGAGAAACCATTTTATCAATTGCAGAAAAATTATGTTTATGAATTAACTTGCGAACTATTCCGTTATGGTGATGAAGTAATTGATACTGGAATTGACAATATTGATGACAATGTTGAGGAAGAAGGTTACATACAAACTTTGCAAATGGTTGGATTTGGATCCACTGCATCAGCAATAGCAGGAATAGTTAACGGTGGTGTCAGAATAGTTAAGATTACAAACAGGGGCAGTGGATATAGAAATGCACCATCCGTGCAATTCGGTGCAGCTCCTGGTTCCGGAAGAACTGCGACTGGTGTTGCACAGATGATCAGTGGAATTGTAGATTTTTGCGAGTCTGATCCAAATCTTTTAAGAGTGCAAAGTATTGCTATCACAAATCCAGGAAGTAACTACACAACTCCACCAAAGATTACTTTCAGAAGTAATAAAGGATCTGGTGCAGCAGCAACTTGCTTTATTGGTGATGGAATTGTTGGAATCATAACCATAACTAATGGAGGATCTGGGTATGCGGCGCCCCCAACAGTTTCTTTTGCTGGCACATCCTCTCTTCCTGCATACGGTAAAGCAATAATTCAAAATGGGACAGTAACTGGAATTGCAATAACTGATGCTGGTCTGAACTATATATCGCCACCACAAATAATTTTTAGTTCACCAGTCTTAACAGGATTTGGAACATATTTTTCAAATGAATCTGTTATTGGCAGTGTAAGTGGAGTTACTGCACGAGTTAGAACTTGGAATGCAGTAACCCAAGTTTTACAAGTAGCAACAATAACGGGATCATTTGTGGCAGGAGAAACTATAACTGGACAAGAATCTGGAGCAAATTACACATTACGAGGTATAAATACTAACAATATTGTTGATAAGTTTGCAGAAAATTCTGAAATAGAAGCAGAGGCAGATTCAATCATAGATTTTGATGAAAAAAATCCCTTTGGGAATCCTTAAATCTGGAAGAGAATAAAAAATGTTTGAATATTTTTACCACGAAATATTGAGAAGGACAATTATAGCATTTGGTTCTTTATTCAATGAAATTACAATTAAAAGAAAAAATGATTCGGATGATGTTTTTTCCGTAGTCAAAGTTCCTTTGGCATATGGACCGACTCAGAAATTTTTGGCAAGATTGGAGCAAGAACCAAATTTAAATAAACCGGTTCAAATAACATTACCGAGAATGTCATTTGAATTTATAGGTTTAAATTATGATCCAACTAGAAAAGTATCCCAAACTCAAACATTTTTAAGCACCTCAGTTGAAGATGGTAAAGAAGTTAAAAAGACTTATTTACCAGTTCCATACAATATGGATTTTGAACTTAGTGTGATGACTAAACTAAATGATGATATGCTTCAAATTGTTGAGCAAATTGTTCCGTATTTTCAACCAGCATATACGGTTACTGTCAATTTACTTGATACCATTAGGGAAAAAAGAGACATCCCAATTGTATTGGAAAATATATCCATGCAAGATGATTATGAAGGAAATTTTGATACCAGAAGAGCATTAATTTATACGTTTAGATTTACTGCGAAGACCTATTTGTTCGGACCTGTTTCCGGAGCAAGTGCTGCTGGAGAAATTGTCAAAAAAGTTTCTCTTGGTTTTGTTGCTGGGGATACAAAGGGTGCGAACAGGGATCTTACATATTCAGCAACACCAAAAGCTGTAAAAAATTACACAGGAAATTCTATTACATCACTATCAAAAAATGTTGAAATTTCAGATTCTGTAATTGAAGTTGCTAGCACAGTTGGATTTTCTGAAAATCAATTAATTGATATAAATGGAGAAACAATGCAAATTAAAAATGTCAACGATTTTGCAAAAGAACTTACGGTAACAAGATCTCTATACAATACAAGTTTGTTAGATCACGTTTCAGGTTCTCAAGTTTATATAATTGATAGTCAAGATGATGCATTGATAGAACCTGGAGATGATTTTGGATTTAGTGGATCCTCATTTTAATGAACTATGAAGATGACAAAAAAGTTTGAAAACCTGAACGACACCTTCAATACAGAAGATTCTACGGAAATTATAGTTTCACCCGAATCGTCTGATATTGATATAAAAATTGAAAAAATGTCATCTTCGGTTGACGATGTTAAAAAAGATTATGAATATACTAGAGGGAATTTGTATTCAATTATTGAAAAGGGTCAAGAAGCAATAAATGGAATTTTGGAATTAGCACAAGAAAGTGAGATGCCTAGAGCATACGAAGTTGCAGGACAACTCATCAAAAATGTTGCAGATGCGACAGATAAGTTGATGGATCTTCAGAAGAAATTAAAAGATATTGAAGAAGAAAAAGTTAAAGGTCCAACAACAGTGAATAATGCACTTTTTGTTGGTTCAACAGCAGATTTATCCAAGTTTCTTAAAAGTCAACTTACTGACGAAAATAAATAGAAATAAAAATGCCATCATTGAAACCCCACTTATCAGTTCAGCAAATAGCAAAGAAACATCGTCTTGAAGTTTCTTTCATACAAAAGCAGCTTGATATGGGAGAACCTATTGAGCATGAGCATACTAAAGATCATGATTTAGCGCGAGATATTGCTCTTCAGCATATTGATGAAATTCCTGATTATTACACTCGCCTGAAAAAGATGGAGGCAGATGCCAAAAAGCATCATAAAAAATTTAAAGATGTGAAAGAGGCTTTGGATGGAAAATCCGCAAAGGATCCAGGGTATTCCTTAAGAGATTGGTTTAAAGATGGTGGGTGGGTTCAGGCAGGCGGCAAATATGATGGAAAACCTTGCGCTAAGCAACCTGGACAAAAAACAAAACCATATTGTAGAGACCCCGACGATCGTGCAGCAATGAATAAGGACGAAAGAAATAAAAGAGCTGCTAAAAAACGCAGGGAAGACCCAAATCCAAATGAGTCTGGTTCTGCAAAAATAGTGACTCAAGAGGCAGCTGGAGAAAAAGATGCCTGCTATAAAAAAGTAAAGTCTCGTTATAAGAAATGGCCAAGTGCATATGCTTCTGGAGCACTTGTAAAATGCCGTAAAGTTGGTGCTGGAAACTGGGGAACTAAAACGGAGGAAACTACCATGCACGAAGAACAAAGATATTGCCCTTTATGTGATAAAAGGGAAGCAAGATCGGAATGCTCTTATGGAGAAAAGGCATGGGATAAAGTCTCCGTTAAAGATGAAGAGTATTCTATGGTCAGATCTGAACTTGAAACTCTTATGAATGCTGCGAAGAGATTGAGTTCAAAGGTAGGTAAAGGTGAGGGTAATCTAGAAGCTTGGGTTCAATCAAAGATTACTAAAGCCGCCGATTATATTGATACTGCCGCCGACTATGTAAACAGTGGTGAGATGGAAGAAAGTATTGGATTTACTATAAATTCTTCCACACACAATACTGCAAAGAAAAGAGAAAAAATTAGAACTCTTGCTACTAGAACTGATAATGCCGGAGAAAAAGAAGTCGCTAAGAGAAAATTAGGACCAGTTGCAGAACTTCCATCTATAAAAACGGAAGAAAAATTAGTTAATAAAATTGTAGATGAAATGAAGTGCTGGCCTGGATATAAAAAGAAGGGAACACAAAAACTATTTGGAAAAACTTATAATAGATGTGTAAAAGAGGAAGATGTAACCATCGAAGATGCTGATGGAAATACTTTTGCTGAAGTTGTAGATATTATTAAACCCGAACCAATCAAAGGATTCAAATCACAAATAGAAGAAGCAACAAGATTACCTGCTCAGACTGGAAATATTGTTGCAGTGACTATTTCTTGGAGGGGCAAATACTATTCCTTAAAGATGTTTTTCCCACAAACTAAACTCCCATCAAGAAAGGAAATTGAGGTTGAACTGCAAAAGGTTTATCCAAATTCTAGAGTTGTCTATCATACAGTTTCAGAAATTCAACCAGGACAACCTTTAATTCAAGCATTTGGACCCCAAGGTGGTAGTTTTGCAAAATCTGGTCCAAACAAAAATTATGTAAAAACTATGGGAGAAGATGTTGAAATAGATGAGGACTGGCAAAAGGTGAACAGAAAAGATAAAACTGATGGTATGAGTCAAGATGCGGTAGATAAATATCGTAATGAAAATCCAGGTTCAAAACTCAAAACTGCTGTTACAACACCCCCCTCAGAATTAAAACCAGGTTCTGCAGACTGGAAAAGAAGAAAAAATTTCTGTAGTCGTTCTAGAAGTTGGACTGGAGAAAGAGGTAAAGCAGCACGCAAACGCTGGAATTGTAATTAATAAGTAGGTTTTATTATGCCAAATGATGTTTATCTTGGTAATCCGCTTTTAAAAAAAGCAAATACTCCTATTGAGTTTACTCAGGAGCAAATCATTGAATTTGTCAAATGCAAAGACGATCCGGTTTACTTTGCAAATAATTATGTGAAGATTGTGACTCTTGATCATGGTTTGCAGACTTTCAAACCATACCATTTTCAAGAAAAGTTAATCAATAATTTCCATAAAAACAGATTTAATATCTGTAAAATGCCTAGACAGACTGGAAAGTCTACAACAGTAGTTTCCTTTCTATTGCACTATGCTGTTTTTAATGACAATGTAAATATTGGTATTCTTGCAAACAAAGCAGCAACTGCAAGAGAACTTTTGGATAGATTGCAAACCGCATATGAAAATCTTCCAAAATGGATGCAACAGGGAATTATTGCTTGGAACAAAGGTTCCTTAGAACTGGAGAATGGTTCCAAGATTCTTGCTGCTTCTACATCAGCATCCGCTGTCCGAGGAATGTCATTTAACATTATCTTCTTGGACGAATTTGCGTTCGTTCCAAATCATATTGCGGATGATTTCTTTAGTTCAGTATATCCAACAATTTCTTCCGGTAAATCTACAAAAGTGATTATTGTTTCTACCCCCAAGGGTATGAATCACTTTTATAGAATGTGGCATGATGCTGAAAGAGGAAAGAATGAATATGTATATACCGATGTTCATTGGTCCGAAGTTCCAGGTAGAGATGAG